GGAATAGCACCCATTCGCAGTGACGAAAATGTCGTTGCCGCCTGCGGTCATACGAGTGCCGCCATTTGTGGCGATAACATAGTTATTGGGGTCGGAACCATACATCATGGAGCCATATGTATAACGAATACCATCGTTCCCTCTCGCACAGCAGAAACCGCCGTAGCTGTTGCTAAGCGTAACCTGGGTGGCGTCAATGGTGCCCGCTCGAATATAGTTTGCGTTGATGTACAGCCGGTTGTTGGTGGAGTCACTAAAGATGCCGAACATAGTTCCGCCGTTTGTCAGGATATTGAAGATATCCCGGTCGGTCACAGCCATGTTCATTGCTTCCTGAATGGCGTCCCACGCAAGGTCATACGCCTGGTCTGCGTAGCTATACGCAGAGTTAGCACGGTTATAGGCATCGTTCGCATAGCTATATGCAGAGTTCTGCCACACGTTGGACTCCGAGACATTCGCCCAGTTGATGGAGGAGCCCCATGCCATGGTGATGCTACCTTTGACCGACACATTCCCGTTCCTGTCCACAACAAAATTTCCGTTGCCCACGTTCAGACCATTCAGGTTCAGGTAATCCGCTGTGAACTCATAGTTGCCGTTCATCATGGAGTTGCCGTATCTGTCCTGGAACGATGCGCCGGATACCACGCCTTTGAATGTACCATTTTTGGCAAAGATATCGCCGTTCTTCTTCACCCAGAACGGAGCGCTTGCTGGATTGGTTGCCCCACACCAGAAAGCGTACAAAGAATTGTTGTTGGTGCCGGAGCCGTTCATGGCGACATAGTTGCTTCCGCTCCCTGCATACAGGTAGTCATCCGCAATCGTAAACCCGCCAATCTTGCCAGAAGTAGCCTTCACCGCTCCACGGAAGTAGGCGCTGCCATCCCGAATATCCAGAAAGAAATTGGAGTTTACCGGCATACCATCGGAGTCAAACGTGATGTTCCCGCTGCTGTTGATAAAGGATGGAGTGACGGTCGTACCGCTGGTGGTGAAAAGGTTACCTTTTCCGGCCACAATTCCATAGTCCGGGTCGAGGATAATCTTGCCGCCGGTAACAGCACGGGCAGAGAACGCCGATGCGTTCCCACTTTGGAGGATGAATGTGGCGTTATAGAGCCAAGCCCCGGTCGCATCGACACGGAACTGCATAACCCCTCGGTCATTGGTGTTCTCAATGATGAGGTTGTTGCCCACAATCAGCTTGCCTCCAATGACCTCCGCATTTACCCCGAAGTATTCTCCAATCTCAGGGGAGGCGAAGTGCCCAATAGCCAGCTTGCAGGTGCCCCAGTTGTCATCCGACATGGCAATCATGCTGTCCACAATACGGATTTGATACTTGGAGTCCCCGCCCACATGGATACCAGCGCCGTTGATGATAACGCTCTGATTGGCGGCGGCCAGAATGGTGTTCTTGGCGGCGTCCAGCGAATCGGACATGAACTTTGACACCATGGACGCCTGCCCGACAGTCTGATTGTAGATGTACTTGCTTGCGTCAAAGCTCCGGCTTGTGGAATAGCTGGACTCAATCATATCTTTCAAGGTATTCACGTTGTCATGACGCTTAAACCTATTGGAAAATACGATTGAAAACTGGTTCCGCTCCTCGAAGTCAAGCTCGAACTCAATGATATACGGGGTAATCGTGTATTTCCCCCGCCTGCCGCCCACGTTCAGGTATACACCCTTGCCAAGCTCCAGTTGGTTTCGGAAGGGTGCAAACTCCTGCGCAAAAATGAAGTTTGCGGAATCAACCGAGAACTCATAGGTCGGCGTTGCAACATCGTCGAGCGTATCCACCGCCCACTCATACAGCTCCATCTCGACCGAATACCGCTGATAGTCGCTGACATTCGCCGTTAAATACATAGAACCGGACGCATTGAAGCTGAGGGCTGTCCCCTCGTCTGTCGTGATGTAGATATCCTCTCCCAGGTCTGTCGGGTATCTCGTGGTCGTGGGGCTAACATTGGTCGAAAAGCCGGACAATGTCCCGGACATCGTGACCATGCCGCTTGCCGCCGTTTTGTTGTTCACACGAAGCGTCCCTGCATAGAAGCTCAGAACATAGCTGTTCCCGCCTACTTCGAGCGTACCACGGATGATGTCGCCAGAGATAGCGTTAGAACCGGATAGAGAGAACGTGCCGCCGGACATCGTATACATCCTCTTGCCAAATTGGGCGCTCAGGTCGATGCCGGAGATATCCGAGCCGGATACAGCCAGCCTGTTGTTTGACAGGGGATAGGACTGCCCAGAAACTGTGGTATCCACATCCGTCGCAACAAATGTGTCCTCCGTGATGTCCTGCTCAATGAAAAAATTAGAGAGCTCCCGATATTCAGCCTCTGTGAAGTAGTTGGAGATGGAGAGTTCGTTTGCGATGGCCTGAATTTGCCCCGCATAGGAAGATGGAACAGTCGGGTCAAGCTCCCGCTCAATAGAAGCGATGGTACTCTCCTGTGCCCTGACCTCGCTGGTTTTGGCGGCAATTTTTCTGTTGATATCGTCCAGCAGAGATTGCTGGTATGTCTTTCCTGCAGACGTGATTTCCATAGCGTGTGCCTGGATAGTCACGCTCTGCTGAGCGGTCAGTGTTTCAAGCTCGCCCTTCAAATCGGCAAGCGCGGCCTGGGCGGTCATCAGTCTTGCGGTTGCAGACGCACGAAGGCCGGTCAGGCCACGGTAGTATTCCTGCCGGTTCAGAATACTTCGCTGCCACGATACCCACTTGGAGGCCAGAGGCTCCCGAATGTCCCCGTTGGCAATAAAGTACGACAGGTCGTAAATCCAGTTGGTTCCAATGGGGTTCACATTGCGGATACTTAGCTCATCCGAACCATAAGGCCGAATCGCCGTGACCAGCTCGTCACTCTTCTCCTCGATGCCAAGAGACTCAATCAGGTTGTCAAAGTCCAGATAGACGGGCAGCGTGGGCCGCTCTTCGTCTGCATCGTAAACATTGATGGTCTTCTTGTAGGTGTCGAATACAAACACGCACCGGTACTTTTCGGGGGCGTGGTTGTACATAAACGAGAGCAGATAGTCATCGTACTGGTCGAATGTTCGGTACTTACCAATCAGAGACGGGGAGACGTACCCGACGCTCCACCCGATAGCCACCTCCAGAATCCGGCCAAGCACGGTATCGGTTTGGGAGCCGGGGTTCCAGAAGTTGAATGTGCCTTCTTCCAGAAACAGCTTCTTACTCTCCAAGGTCTTCTCATAAGAGTAGCCCTTGACGTGCTTGACCTCCATGATGCCGTCGGCTTCGGTCTCCGGGTTCATCGTCTCGTACACACCGTAACACTTGGTGTAGATTTGTTTGTACCCTGTCACATCGTCATAGAGTGGGTTCGGTTCGCCGTCGATAACCGCAGGAATATCGAAAGAGATTTCGCTGGGTTCGGAGAACTTGATGTTTAGCTTGAGATTGTGGACGCCGGGGATGATACCGACCATCTTGTCGCCAAGGGTTTTCAGCACAAGCTGGGGCGTCTCCGGCAGACCATTAACGTCAAACTCCAGTTTGGAGTAATCAAGATACATTTCGCTCCCTCCCTTTACCCTGCGACGTTATACAGCAACCGGCCAGAGATAATCAGCGGCCCCTTCCCGGTCACGGTCAGGTTGTTATCTCCGTGAACAAACCGGAAGAAATTCAGATTGAATCCGTCATACAGATTGACATTAGACGTGGTATCCTGGATGATGCCATTGTCGTTGTCAATCACCGCCGTAATGGACGATGGGATTCCAGTCAACTTGAACTCCCGGTCGTTGTCGTTGTGGTTTACAATACTCAAAGTACCGCCGGAAGTGGGCACATAGGTAAGTATTGGCTTGACATACTCCCGGACGGAGCTGTCGTTTCGGAACAGGATGTCTGCCGCTCCATTGATATCATACCTGTATTCAAACGGAAATCCGTAAGCATACGGGCAGTCACACACAACCGTTGCCTCAAACGCATAGGGAATCCATCCGTCTGTGATGGGCTGCAACTGTGTGATAAGGCATCTGAATTGCACCCGCTCCAAGTCGGGTTGGTCGATAGAGAGCCATTGGTAATCCTGATGGCCGGTCAGCCAAAAGGCGATGTTCTCCATCTCATATCTGTCCAGCGGTTCCAGCGACCCGAACACCAACTTGAATTGTAGCGGGGAGCTGTGATAGTTGACGCCATAGTGGATGGGCCGGATACGGTTGTTCGTTCTGGTCTCAACAATTTTTGCGATATTCCCAAACGGGACATCGCTCTGCGTATGACTGCCGATGTCGTAAATCATCAGACCGTACATGAGCGAAGATTCGCCCGCAAAAGAAAACTCATAACTATTGAACAGCTTCCTCACTTCCTCTCCGTTTGAAATAGCGTAGAGGGAGGCTCTTGCGGCCTCCCTCTAAACGCTTATCGTTTGATGTTGAGCTGGTCAAGCAGCTCGTTGGCCTGCTGCCGGGTGATGGCACGGTGCTTCTCCACGGTCTCCTCATTGGTGCCGGTGATATAGGTGTCACCGAACTCAATACGAATCTCGTGGTTGTCAGAGATGTTGGCCGGAACATCGGCCTTTGCATCTGTCAAGCCGCCAGTGCCCGCCAGAGTCTGCCGCATATCTGTGGACTTCATCAGTTCCGCGAACTTATCCGACAGCGTAGTGGCAAACTCGACCAGCCGGTACAACCCCTTCTCCTTCTGCTCATCCAGCACAGCTTCGCCCTTTTCGAGCACTGCCATGATTTCATTCTGCTTTAGGGTGGGGTTATCGCCAGCAATACCGCCCTTGTGGTAGATGTACTTGCGGTACTTATCGTAGAGCAGTTGACTGGAACCGTCCATATACCAAGTGCCGTTGTCACGGTGGGTCTTGACGCCATACTGGGAAAGCATCGTGCCGAGCTGCAAGTTACGGTTATCAAGCCATTTCTTGCGCTCCTGGGTGGCTGTGTGATGCTCTTGGCTGTTGGCGTACATCTCCTTGATAATGGCGTGGATAGAGTCCTCACTGGAGCTGGAGCTGTGATTGCCGGTGGTGCCGACGACCCTGTTGTTGGTGGTTCCGCCCGTGCTGGTAGTGCCACCACTGGTGGAGGCTGCGATATCAGCGTCGATGTTGTTGAGTGCGGAGACGTAGCTGCCATACCGCTGTGCAGCAGCTAAACAATTTTCCCATGCAGTAGTGATTTCAGAGTTGAGCACAGAACCATATTCTGTGTTCCATGCAATCAGCTCGTCATACAGCGTGTTCCAATGCTCCTCAATATAGGCAATGGCCATATCATACAACTTCTGATAGCTACTGATGGTCTCCTCCAAAGCCTTAATCTCGGCGTCTTTCTCGTTCTCATATGCCGTCTGCATATCGTCAAGCGCTTCCTTCTGCGCATCAACGGCGTAATCAGACTGGTCGTCGGCAAGCTCCTTCTGAAGCTCTGCCATCTCTTCCTCCAACTTGATTTTCTTCGCCTGCGCATCACGGCTGTCATCCAGGGAGAGTGCATTGATTTGCTCCTGGAGCTTGGCGATTTGCTTCACCTTATCTGCAACCTTATCCTCGTACTCAGCCTCCTTCTTGGCGGCGTCGAGAGCCTCTTTACGAAGGTCGATGATATCGGCATAGGCATCTTTCAGCCCCTCAAGTGCGTCAATCTGCTGCTGAATACGATGTTTCAGCATATCCATAACATACTTGAGAATGTCATCCAGACCGGCCTTCATATTCTCAAGTTCTTTCTTGAGGTTCTCGCTATACTCACCGGATACCTTGCCGATACCGGCCACCGTGGTATTTGCCAAATCCTCAATAGCCTGAATGTTGTGGAGTGCCGCCGCATACTGGCTGTCGTTCAAGTCGCCCATACTGTGCATAAGCTCCAGCTCCGCATAGGCAAGGCCGAATGTGGCGTCTGTAGCTTTGGTGGTTGCAAACAGCAGAGTGTCGAGGTTCTCGATAGCCCCCTCCTGAAGAGCGAGCCGGATGCGCTCCACATAGGTCAGGGCCTGCTCTGCGGCCAGTTGCCGAACCTTGGCCTCAATGACCCGGTTGATACTCTCTTCGTTGATGACCAACAAACCATTTTCATCTCGGAGGTACTGCATATACTGCGGGCCGAGCTCGATAATTTTCTGGAATGCGTCAACGGAAATAAAGCCGCCGTTGTCAGCAAACTCATCGGCGGCAGCCTTCAGCACATCAAAGACATTCTGAATCTCATCGACGGCATCGCTCGCCGTGGTGACCAGGTCTTTCAGATAGTCAATGACATTCTGTTTTGCCTTCTGAATCTCGGCGTTGAAATCCCGCAGAGAGTCTGCCCCCTCCTGATTGGCGGTGTTCAGGTCATCCAACGTATTGATGAGGTCTTCGGTACTCTCACGCAGCTCATTGGTCTGCTCCTGCGTATCGCCCTCAAGCTCGTTGAGGTGCTCCATGTTGCGCACCATGAACTCATTGGTCTCAGAGTTGTAGTCAATCTCAAAACCAAGTGCCTCCAGCTCCTTGATGCCATTGCGGATGGTGTCGCTCCTCAAGGAATTCAGCACTTCAAGGGCGTCGATTTCGTCACGGTACACATTGATGAGCTGCTGGGTCAAAGCAATCTTTTCCCGTTCAGACCCGGCATTTTCGATGCCGAACTGCAAGGAACTCAGCCGAATCTGAATTGCCTCCAGCCGCTTTAGCGCCTCGTAGTAAGCATCAATATCGGCAAGATACTCCTCAAGCTCGTCCTTGTCCTCATCGCTCGTCTTCCCATTCTTTGAGGACGAACCGCTTCCACCATAGAGAGATTTCAGGTCGAGACCCTTCATCTTCTCCAGGTTACTGATGATTGTCTGGTTGGCGGTTATCTGGTCTGTGAGCGTCTGGACTCTCTTTTCGATGTTGTCCTTGTATTCTGCAGACCAGTCGTCAACCGACTTCCCGTCAATGGTGTAGTCGCCCTCAATCTGCGTCTCAATCGTTACATTCCCGACAGACACTTGCCCAAGGTTCTGGATGCCGTCGGTCAGGCCGACAAAGCTGGTGTCGCCCGCGAGTGCCTTACCAATATTGGTTCCAATATTAGACAGCAGCGTTTTCAGAGAACTTCCTGCCCAGCTTTTGAGTTTTGTCAGATACTGCGGGAAGGTCTTCAGCGCCCCGGTCAGACCATCGGAGTGACCCTCGATAATCATATCACCGAGCGCTCCCCAAATTGGCTTAGAGGAATCGACCTCATCACCCTGCTGCTCCAGCATCTTCCCAAGCATTTCCTCGTTGACATCCAGTACCCCATCGCTGTATGTCACGAAGTTCTGTCCTTCAAGGTCATGCAACTCATTCAAAAGGCGCTGATATGCAGCCTCAGAGTCCAGCTTGCCATTGGCCTGAAGGTCTGCAATCTCCACGACCTTGTTCTTCTTCTCGTTCTCCAGCTCAATTTGTTTTTGGATAAGCTCATTGGTTGCGGTAAGCTCCGCAATTTTCGTGTCAATAAGCGCATCATATTCGGCCTCGTAGGAGCCGAGAACAGAGTTGAGAAGTTCCTGCTGATTGGAGATAGATGTGTCTGTGAAAAGGTCGGACGCTTTCAGGAGGTCTGGGTACTTCATGGCGAGCTTCGCCAGCTCCGCAACAGTCAGTGCCGTGCCGGACTGCAGCGTGTTCATAGCGCTTGCCACATCAGATACGCCGCTTTCAATGTCGCTCAGCCCATCGACTACGGAAGAGAAGTCCCAAACGTTAATCGTCTTAGACCAGTCAACATTGAGGTACTCCAGTTTCTCCTGAAGCTCCTCAAAGGTCATGCTGTTCTTGCTCGCAGAAATATTGTAATAAATCTGCAAGACCTCGCTGATAGAGAGATTGCTGACCTCGTCATCGAATTCGTCCTGCAACAAATTCTTTGCGTGCTGAACAGCTTTCTCAATATCATTGTTCAGAGTTGTGGAGTCCTCGTCAATACCGAGGGATGTGCGGATATAGAGCTGTAAATCCTCGTCCTCCACATCGTCAATCGCATCAAGAAGCTCCTCGACTTTGCGCCGGTACTCCTCGACAGACAGCTCGCTGCCGTCAACATCCAAGCCAAGCTGAAGGGAGAAACCTGTATCAACAAGCTCCTGGATTTCTGGCGTGAATTTCTCGACAAATTCGTTGATTTCAACCTTAATTCGGTTGATTGCGTCTTCGTCAATAACCTTTCCGCCAAACCACCCAGCCTTTGTGATGTCATCCACCCCAAAGGAGTTGACAAAATTGGAAATGATTTCCCTCGCATTGGAACTGAGGTCTGCGTACTGCTGGTTGCTCTCGGCCACAAGTTTCAGTTGGTCGGCGATATCCTTGTTGGCCTGGGCAAGCTCACTCTGAACATCGGAGTATTCGCTGGCGGCGCTTTTGACCTCCTCAACCGCATTTACAAAGTCATCGCTGGATTCAAATCCGGCGGCTTCAAAGTCAATACGGGGAAGAATCAGGCTGCGGCTGCTTCCGATATCTTCGGCAATCTGGTCGATATAGTCGTCAAAGAACCAGCCCGACTGCCAATATCCATGCTCGTTGAAATACTTCTCCAGCTCCTTATC